AATTAATCTGGATTTGTCGCCACTGCGTCAACTGGCAAACAAGCTGAAGTACCACATGCCCGTATTTGATTCCGATGCGCAGGCCTGCCGTCAATGCCTGTCTCGGATGAGGCGTGCCACGATGGATATGACTGCGGACTATGCGCGGGAGTTGATTGCTGATTTCCAGATCAAGGAGCAGATCGAAAAGCGCATGGCGATGAATGCTGCCGGAGGTGCGCATGAGTAGAGAGGTTGATGCGGATGATCTGCTGTGGAACTGGGCGCGGTGGTGTTGGTCGGGAGAAACTGTTGGGAATATGGCTAGGCACATTGTTGATGCTGACGATTACCTACCGATCAATCACAACCTGGCAAAGGTTGTGGACAGCATGCACAAGGGGCTGCCGCATCATGAGGGAATGGTCATCACCGCCGAGTACCCGCAGAAGAATGCGATGTTTGCTGACTTGACTGAGAAGAAGAGGCAGAGCGCAGCACGTAAATGGATAGGTGGTGTGACAGGTGTGTGGTTGACTGAAGTTGAATACAAGCTCTATCTGGGATTTTTCAAGAACGAAGTGGAAAGGAGGCTGCTGTGAAGTATGCGCGTGAAGTGATTGATTTGTTAGCAGCTCACCCGAACCGGATGTTCAAGATGCGGCAGATATTGAACCATGTTGTGCCGAGAGCTGATCAGCGGCAGCTTGCTGTAGCGAGGACGGGAGTATGGCGTGCCTTGCTGGCGCTGGAGGAGAGTGGGCAGGTGGTGATCAGCAGGCCGGATGTAAACGGTAGTCATGCAGAGTATGGATGGAAAACCATAACATCGAGTTATGGAAAAGCATCTCAAATACCTGCACAATAACTGCAGCACAATTGCGTCTAGCGAAAACACACCCGCCCATCGAGAGATCGGCGGGTTTTTTATTTGGTGATCCTCATGTGGAATATCTGGCCCTCTAACTCACAGATCGCGGTTCTGGTGATGTTTTTTATGTTTCTCGGCTGGGGTTTGATAGAGGGTTTGTTCTGGCTGTCTGGGTTCGTTCACGTCTCTTTCGGTTGAGTTATGGATAAGACAGCAATTGCAACGAGAAGCGAACAGGGTCTGGAGATCATGCGTTATCTGTCTAAGGCGCTTGGACTGCCGGATGGGGTGACGCGAGTGCAGGTGGTACTTGATATGGATGACGTGGTTCGCGTTGATTGCTCGTTCATCCTACATGCGGAGAACGACATTGAGGAGCAGTCATGTCTTGCACAGGATGCGCCCGCAGGCGCGCAGCAATGAAACGATACATGAGGATGGCACATGAACGAGCTGCAAAAATCTTTGGAAGACTTGATCGACGCAATCAAAGCGCACACCGAAAGCAATCTGAAGCTGACAAAGGCCGTCACGATGCAGACGCAGGCGATCTCTGATCTCGTTGATTCTCTCGGCGAGGGAGATGCAGTAGAACAGGTGTCGCCACCTGGTTATCTCGGAAGCATATGAAGCTGCGGACGTTGAAGCCTGCCGTTCGGAATCTGACCCCTCCTGCTGCAAGGCGCGGTGGCAGCGCAGATATTCGGATGGCTGGACGGAGGTTGCAGGATCGGCGGCTGAAGATGTGGGTGAAAAGCCCTGTGTGTGCATCGTGTGGGAAGGTAGTTGATTACCCGAATGGCTTTGAGCTGGATCACAAGGTTCGGCTTTCTGATGGCGGCGCTGATACAGAGGACAACTGCCAGATATTGTGCAATTGGTTCGATGAGCGTGGCGAAAAGAAGGGGTGCCACGTTGAGAAGACGGCGGTTGAGGGCGGTGGAAGGTAGGGGGGGGAGGTCAACAATTACAGACCGCCTCCGGCCGGAAACCGCGCCCCCTTTCAGGCGTGAACAATTTCCCCTTAACAAGCGGTTGTTAAGAGGGATTGTTAAGAGGTATTGATCATGGCGATCACCGACAAAAAGCGCCGGTTCGCTGCAGCGCTGAAGTCCGGCGCATCGCAGACGGAAGCGGCAATAGCGTCTGGGTACAGTAAGAACGGTGCGGCTCAGGCTGGATCACGTCTGGCAAAAGACCCGGACGTGATTGCAGAGCTGGCGCGAAAAGAGCATGTTGCCAAAGCGAAAGAAGAAGCCAAGGAAAAGGGCAGAGAAATTAACCTGCCTGATCTGAGCAAAATGTACAGCGATCCGATGGATTTTCTGATGGCAGTGATGAACGATGCGGCTGAAGATTTGAGGATTCGTCATGATGCTGCAAAGACGTTGATGCCGTACCGCCACGCACGTAAGGACGCCGCAGGAAAAAAAGAAGATAAGCAGAATGCGGCTCGGAAAGTTGCAAGCCGGTTTTCCACATCTGCTCCGCCACGTCTGGTAGCTAATCAGGGGCGGAAGGTATGACGCCGTTTCCGGAGTGGACCACTGCGTGTCCAGATTGGGCCAAGCGCCTAGTAGCGCGGGATTCAATTATCCCGCCCCCGATCTTCCCTGATGAGGCAGAACGGGCGCTGGCGATTTTCAAAGAATTGCAGGTTGTTGATCTTCCTAAAACCGTCTGGGATGAAAGACTGCAGGAATATCGAAGCCCGAACTTCGGCGAGTGTTCGGAAGAATGGGTATTTGATTTCGTTCGGGTCATCTTCGGCGGGTATGACGCGGAGACTGGAAATCAGCTAATTCGTGAATACGGCCTCCTGATCTCGAAGAAAAACACGAAGTCCACGATTGCCGCAGGCATCATGCTGACGGCAGTCATCATCTGCTGGCGCGAGGGTGAAGAGCATTTGATTCTCGCGCCGACCAAAGAAGTAGCCGACAACAGTTTCAAACCGGCAGCGGGAATGATTCGTGCAGATGAGGAGTTGGCCGCGCTGTTCCATGTCCAGGACCACATGCGCATCATCACGCATCGCGTGACGAAGGCGAGTTTGAAAGTGGTTGCCGCCGACACTGATACTGTGGGTGGCAAGAAATCCGGCCGAATACTTGTAGATGAACTCTGGCTGTTTGGGAAGAACTCAAAAGCCGCTGCGATGTTCATGGAGGCAACGGGCGGACAGATTTCCAGAAATGAAGGCTGGGTAATCTATCTGACGACTCAATCAGACGAGCCGCCAGCCGGTGTGTTCAAGGACAAGCTCAACTACTGGCGCGACGTTCGTGACGGAAAGATCGATGACCGCAAGACGCTGGGCGTTTTGTACGAATTTCCGGAAGAAATGGTGAAGTCCAAGGCGTATATGAAGCCTGAGAACTTCTATATTACGAATCCGAATCTTGGCCGGTCTGTCTCAGCGGAATGGCTGGAAGACAATCTACGCAAGAACGCGGCCAAGCAAGACGGCGCGTTCCAGCAGTTCCTTGCCAAGCACCTGAATATCGAAATCGGACTGAACCTCCGTAACGACCGATGGGCAGGGGCGGAATTTTGGGAAGAGGCCGGTGATAAAAGCCTGACGTTTGAGGAACTGCTCAACCGTTCTGAAGTGGTCGTATTCGGGATTGACGGCGGCGGTCTGGATGACTTGCTCGGTCTATCGGCGATTGGTCGCTGCAAACAAACACGAAAATGGTTGCACTGGGCGCATGCATGGGCGCACGAAATTGTGCTTGAGCGTCGCAAAGAAATTGCACCGCGCCTTCTGGACTTTCAAAAAGAGGGAGATCTGACCATCGTCAAAAAGCCAGGAGAAGACGTTGTTCAACTGGCAGACATGATCTGCATTGCGCGAGACCGCAAGCTGCTGCCGGAAAAAAACTGCATCGGGGTCGATGCGGCTGGGATCGGGGCAATTGTCGAAGAGTTGTCTTCTCCTGGAAGGAAATTCACAGACGAACACATCGTCGCGATTTCTCAGGGATGGCGGTTGAACGGTGCGATCAGGACCCTTGAGCGCATGATTGCAGGCGGCGAGTTCGTGCATGGTGATGCCGACATGATGGCATGGAGCGTGGGTAACGCAAGGGTGGTTCAGGTCGGGAATGCCATCACGATCAACAAACAGGTAAGCGGGACAGCAAAAATCGACCCGCTGATGGCAACGTTTGATGCTGCGTCTTTGATGGCGTTGAACCCTGCTGCTTGTAAAAAAGGGCTTGTATTGGCAACAGCAGGTTAATCATGGCATGTCAGGGATGCATAAACCGACAGCGCAGGCTGGTGGCGCTGCTATGTCGCCACGGGCTGACTCGCATGTGCCGCATGGCTAAGGCCAGACTGGAACGAATGGAAGGTAAGAAATCATGAATGTACAGCGTGCATACAGCTTATTTGAGGTCAAGGCGCTGGATGATTCCCGGCGCGTGTTTCGTGGCATTGCCACGACGCCTGCCACTGACAGGGTGGGCGACACCATTGACCCGATGGGAGCGACTTTCAAAAATCCTCTGCCTCTGCTTCACCAGCACAACCATAACGAGCCGATTGGACTGGTTCGTTTTAATGCGCCGACAGCCAAAGGCATTGAGTTTGAAGCCGAAATTCCAGTGATTGAAGAATCTGGTCCACTGAAAGACCGTGTTGACACGGCATGGGGCGAGATTAAGCACGGTCTTGTGCGCGCTGTCAGCATCGGATTCCGAGCGATCAAATATGCATTTCGTGATGATGGTGGTATCGACTTTCAAGAAACCGAGATTTATGAACTGTCGAGCGTGACGGTGCCAGCCAACGCTCAAGCCATCATCTCGGCGGTCAAGTCGATGGATGGCCGACCTGTATCTCAAGAAATCATCGAGCAAATCAAATCTCTGGATTTTGCACATCGAAAGTCCAGTCCAGTGCGTCTTTTGACGCCCACACAACCGAATCTCAACGGGGCCGTTCGTCTGAACCGCCCTTAGAGTCGCTTCGCCGCCTGCCGTTGCAAGCAGGCCGCAGAAGAGAGCACCTATTCAATCCGCATGAGCCACCTCACGAGGTGGCTTTTTTGCATTTATGGAGATAAAAAATGAAAACATTTTTGGAGCAAGTCGCCGCGTTGAAGGCAACTCGCGAAGCCAAGCACGAGGAAATGAAGGCGGTCGCACAAAAATCGATTGATGAATCGCGTTCGATGGATGAGGGTGAATCGGAGCATTTCGACACCATTCAATCCGAAATCAAACGTCTGGATGCAGACATCGCACGTCTTTCCGTCCTAGCTGAAATGGACAAAGCATCCGCCAAGCCTGTTGATGGCAGCAAGAGCGCATCACAACCTGCGCAAGGAGGCTCGTCGACTTTTCCCGTTCAGGTGAAAAACACCCAGAAACTTGAGCCTGGCATTGCTTTTGCCCGATTGGCTCGCGTGAAGGCTCTCGCGCACACTGGCGCAGCTGGCACGCGTGACGAAATCCAGATTGCCAAGAGCATCTACGAAGGTGATGAAGGCCTGATCAAATCGCTGATGGCTCAAAAGGCCGCTGTGTCGGCTGCGAGTACAGGAAATGCTAATTGGGCAGGGAATATGATCAACGAGGGAGGCGCGGCTTTTGCTGACTTCATTGAATATCTGCGTCCTCGCACTTTGTATGGTCAGATCTCCGGGCTGTTCCGCCCTCTGCCGTTTGATGTGCCTGTGTTGGTTCAAAACTCGGGCGGAACAGGAAAATGGACCAAGGAAGGTTCTGCCAAGCCTGCGACGGCATGGGGCTACAACCGAACCAAGATCTCTCCTTTGAAAGTAACTGCAATCTCGGCGGCGACCAATGAAATGCTTGATCGCGCTTCAGCGGCTGCAGACATTCTGATCCGCGATGAACTGGCACGATCTGTTGGCACGCGCATCGACGGCACGCTGATGAGCGCCGATGCGGCTGTAACTGACGAGTCACCGGCCGGCCTCCTGAATGGCACCACGGCACTGACATTGATTGGCGACGGCACTGTGTTCGGTATTCGTTGCGACATTG